CTGCATTGTTAACCATGCAGAATGGTGCTGATGCAGAAGTAGCCGAGGTGTTAGCCACGATACCTTGGATGAAACCGGCAGACACGGTTGTGTCGTCCAGCGCACCGGGGGTAGCAGTGGTGTACAAAGGCACTTTAGGATTGCATCCAACCAGCAAGTTAACCTGCAACATACCGTTCAAGCCAACCCAGCCGTAATAGCTAGAGGCAATCGCAGTTTGTGCAAAGCCAACCATGTTGTAACCCAAAGCCGCAGCATTTGTGGTGGTCACAGGCACAGCACGCATCACAGGAGTCAAGCTCGCTGAGTTTGCGTATGTGCTCATGATCACCGCATCAAATGCGTTGATAGTGGATTCGGCGCGGACAAACATATACACGCCGTTGTTGGAGGTGTTCACCCGTGTACCGGGGGTAACGGGGAACAAAGTGGTTGAACCAGCAGAAGTTGACGCATAAGTAGCGGTCAAATCAATACCAATTTTTCCATCGGTGACGTAATCAGCCATGATTTTGCTCCTTATTCAGTCATCACGCCTTGGAACTGGAGTCCCGAGGCTGTCATATTGCCAGCCCAGCCGATCAAGCGCACGATTGCGTCCTGATTGGTAGACATACGCTCATCACCGATAGGAACGAAATTCCGATTGGCGTGAGGACGGAAGAAAATGTACTTCGTGTTAAGGAAGTAACCAGTGGATGTCGGAATATTACCGCCGATACCACCGTCAAGAACAACGTCAGCGTTCATGTACTTGGAAGCAACAAAGCCTAATTCAGCCATCTTGCTTGAGCCGGGGAAACGCTGGATGTTTTGCAGGGAAGACATGAAGAAGCCCCACAAGTTGTTGTCCAACAAGATCAAATCGACAACATCAGAGCCGCGACTTGTCTTTGCATACAGGCGGTTAAAACCGGTCTGAATGTTGGAGCTGGAAGCAGATGCGCCCAGATCGCCAGAGAAGTCAAAGGTCTGGTTTTGCCAGAATGACCAAGTTGCACGGTCAATGCCGCCAACCACACCAGTGGATGGAGACGCAACCACCATAGCTTGCAAACCAGTGATTTGCTTGCCGTTGTTGGCTGTACCGTCAGAGTAGATACCAGTAGAGATCAAGTTCTCAATGGATGCCTCAGCAACGTCCAAACGTGCGTCAAACAAATCGATGATCTGTTCTTCGCCGCTGTTTTGGAGCATTTCCAAGCCATTGATGGTGACTGCTACGGCTGCCTGTTTAATCGGGAACTGAGCCGCACTGATCACGTCCGCTGGGGAGATGTTCAATACTTCAGCGCCTGAGTAGTACATGGCTGTTGAGTTTGCTTGGAATGACAACTCTTGCAGAATTGTCGATCCACCTGTGAAAGGCTTGTAACGGCCTTTTTCGCGCAGGCGAGTCAGCAACGCATTGTTTTTGGTCACGTTATCGGCAACGATGCCCGAGCGTGATTCAATGGTGGTTGCTAAAACGTCTGAGTAATTACTATTGGCGTATGCCATGATTTACCCCTTTAAAAATTTGCCGACCGTAACGCATTTGCGATAACAGCTCGGCGGTCTGATTGACTGACTGGGCCAGAGACTGATGCACCGGGTGCGCCTCTTACCTGTACAGCCGCTTGTCTTGCTTTCTGTACTTGATTCTGTGCGGCGTAGCTTTGTTGCTGTTGAGCAAATAAACTTTGTGCCAATTGTGGATCAAGTCTTACAGCGGTTTCATATGCCACCTGCAATTTCTCGCGTTCTGACATATGACTAATGTCCCCTAGTACCTGCGGCGCTTGGAGAAGCGACAACATACGGTCTTGGACTGCCTCAAAGTGCGCGTTTGCGGGGTCGCTCGCAAACTGCTGGATTACAGAGAGTGCTCTGTTTTCATTCTGTTTCTGTGCTTCGTACTGCGACTGCGTGATGTGTTGCGTCAGTTGCTGTACTTGTTGCGCCAGTTGATTGTAGTGAGAATCTTGCTGTGGTGGTGCTTCGCCGCCAAAATAAGCAGCCACCTGATCCAATGGAATTTGGAACTGCTGAATCATTTGGGCGACCGCTTGCGACTTTTGCTGTGGTGTGCCTGTTCTCAGCAATGCCGCAGTCTGGAGCAATGGGCCAATAGCTTGCGCGGGCGTACTGCCCTCATTCCGCAAAATCCATTCATACGGCGCAAATTGCTCGGTGATTGCCCGAGCCTCAGCGTCTCGTTGCTTATATGAGGTGATGCCCTTTTCGTAGTCAGCATCCCGCTGGGCAAAGGCTTGCTGTAACTCAGGCGGAGCTTTTTCCCAATGTTCTTTCAGCTCAAGGCGCAAAGATTTAGGCATCTCAGTTCTAGGCTTGTCAGCCATCTGGGGCGCTTGGGTCTGGTCAGTTGGAAACTTAGGGGCAAACTTGCCACCCTCTCGGGGCTGGCTTGCGGCGTGTTTGCCACGGTTTGTCGGTGTCTTTGTCAGCGCCTCACGAATCGTGTCGGCTCTGCTTTGCGGCTCTGCTTGGGGCGCTTCGACCGCTGGAGTTTCGGGTGCTGGTGTTTCTACTGTGTCGGGTGCGACAACTTCGTTTTCCATCACTTCATCCTTTTCATTTGTTCCAAAGTCATTTTGATCATCTCCTTGCGCTCAGGCATGGGACGGTTGTGTAAACGGTTTGCCATCTCTACGTTTAGGTTAGACATCTTAACAGGAGCAATCGGTGCGCCGGGTCGATCAAACTCTTGCACGGTCGCCAATTGTCCGCGCAGCCTGTCTCGGTGCGCTTCCTTTTTCTTGTTCCATTCTTGTTGGGCATACTTAACGTCAGAATGTCCCATTTCGATTGAATCGGTGCGCTTGAGGTGGTCACGCCACTGCTTTCTGCCCTCAATCATTACGCCATCAGGCGACATGAACGGGGCAATATCGCCCATCACTGCGGTGTATTCGCCAGATCGACCCTTAGATTTTTCGTAAGGCTCGCTACCGTCAGATGGAAATACCCAAGTTGTTCTCACATAAGCTCCAAAATCATTGCGACATCTTCTTCATCACGTTTTAGCTTAACACGCACTTCAAGGTCTTTAACCCGTTGCATGAGCAAATCATAATCAATTTGTTTTCTGACCGCAACCTCTATTGTTTGCGCGGGTGCTGTGGTGATTTCTTCTCTGACCTCGGGCGGTAGGCCAAATAGCGCTTCTTGCAGTTTACGTTTACGTTGCGCCTCTAGCTTGCGGTCTTTTGCCCATTGTTCGTCACGCTTCTTTTCGTCAAAGCCAAAGTGACCACCTAATGGAGCTTCAATCGGTATCGGCGCTCCACTAAGGTTTATTGTGGCAAATGGCAACTCCGCAAACGATGCGAAACCAAACACTTACGCCCCCCAAGTGGCAGATGGTGCGGCAGTCACCCATAAATTGGTTGCCGAGCTGTAAACCAATATATCGCCATCATTTGGGTTTTGTGCCGACACATTGTGCAACTCATCCATTTCGTAGCCGTTTTGGATGTTGACCTCAATTGAGCCTTGATTTTGATGGCTGCGGGTCACAACGCCTATATAAACCAAGTGGTTAGGCGCATATTGTTTGGTAGATGTGTACTCGCCAGCTACTGAAGAACTTAAATAAAGCTGTGTGCCAGCGGCATACGCAAAAGTATCTAGCCCTGCAATGTCGCCAGCCAAGATCACATAACCATTGTTACTTGTTGAAATATCTGCCAGAACCAAACCAAATGTTTGAGCAGAACTAATGTCGCTTGTTGCAATAGCTTTGGTTACGGTGGGTTTGTTGCCAGAAGCGCCACTAATGTAGACAACCGTTCCCTTTGTCAAAAGTGCGCCGGTTTCATTGCGAACCTCAGAAATCAATCTCGGTGAGGAATAAACCTTTGCTTCAACTTCAGAACCAGTTTGGTTAATTGTGACGCTACCATCATCCGACACAATAGAAGTTATTGTGTGTTCAGCAGGCAAGGTGACAAATACATCCTTTGTGCCAGCCGCAAGATCAAGTTTTGAGCCTGTGGATGAGGAAATTACGGTTGTTCTGGCTAGTGTCCCGCTGGAATACGTCCCGATTCCCACCTCCCACTGCGTACCGCCTGCAATGGTGTAATAGGTTGTATTGGCGTTGCCAATGACCGCAAATGACTGAAAGCCCTCAATTGAGCCATCCAGCGTGATCGTCCCAGTCCCTGTGGAGGTGGTGGTCTGTCTTACCCGATCAGCAAGGACAAGGCTCATGCTGTTTCTACGCCTATGACAAGACCGTCAGCACCCCTGATGACTTTCTTGGGCGCGGTAAGCCTTTGCATGGCCTCACCAATGTTTTGCATAGATTCACCATGCAGGTTTGCCATGTTGTCGTGCAAGGCGGTTATTTTGTCCATTGCTTGAACAATTGTGCCGCCCAGCTCGTTGGTTATTTGTGCAGCCGCTGCTTCAACCACTGGTAAATCGACACCGGGATTGCTACCAATCCTTGCCACCATGATCTTAGTCGCTGCATCAAGCTCTGCTTTCCATCGCTCATATTCTTCCCTTCCAGCCATCTCTCTGGCTTTGATTTGAAGCTCATTGTTCTGCTTAATTGTTTCAAAATCGGCTTTCATCTGAGCCAATTGCATCTCAGCCTCGACCTTTGCTTGGTGCATCTGCATCTCAAGCTGTGCCTTGCCTTGTTCAATCTGTGCCTGCGCTTGCATCTTCATTTGCTCAGTTTGCGCTTGTGCTTGCATCCGCATTTGCTCTGCTTGCTGTTCAGCTTGCATCTGAAGCATCTCGGGCGGCGGGCCGGGCTGTTGCTGTGTTGCAGCATTTGCCTTGTCTTGCAGGGCTTTCATTGCCCTTTCAACCGCGCTCTCCAATCCCCGACCAGCTCTAAACCGGCGTACAAGGAATAACAGCATCTCGGAAGCCATAGGCAAAGTTTCAGGCGCTTGGGTAATCATGGGGATTGCCTCACGCAAGAACAAACCAATAGCTTGGATGGCCTCTTGTGCGCCTTGCTTTTCTGCCTGCTCATCAATCTGAGCCAAACTGTCGGCTTCAACCGCAATGTGGAAGTCGCGGATGGTGCTGTTCGATAGCATCTCCAATGCCGCTTGCAACCTTTGCGGGTCTTGACCGTCTGGTGTATTCATCACCCCAGACATCTGCACAATCAACTCGGGCGGGTAAAACTTACAGATAACTTGCGCTTTGAGCTTAAAGATGTCAGTGGCAAACCGAGCCACATCGCCTTGACTGCTCTTTAACCGCAAGCTACCAAAGTTGGCCTTGAGCTGTTGAGCACCG